ATTAGAATATCAAATCAACGAACTAGGTTTGGCTGCAATACTTGGACAAAAAATGTCGGCAGAAACAGCGCAAAGTAAAAGAATACAAAGGTCACAAGGTGATAGTACTATGATGGTTTTATCTCAACAAATACAAGATCTACTTGATAATTGCCTTAAAAGTCATGCAGCTTTTTTAAATCAAAGTGTTTCCGGTACTAGCTTTGTTAATAGGGATTTTGTTGATTCAAGTTTAGAACCACAGGGTGTGGATGCTTTATTAAAAATTTATGCACAAGGAGTAATAGACCAAGAAGAATTATTGAAAAAATTAGTTGAGGGGGAAATATTAAGTGAAGATTTCGATATAGAAGAAATGATAAATAAAACAAAAATGGGAGGAATGATTGAAACAGACCAATTAGCTACAACTACTGAAAATGAATAATGAGTTTAGAACAACAAAAAATACCGGAAGCATTATATAGAAATGCTATAAATTTAAATAGGTATGAAAACGGTGTAGCTCTAAAAATTGTTAAAGAGTATAATAATATAATTATAAAAATTACAGACCAGTTAAAACAATATGACGCCGGAGAACTTACATTAACTCCATCTGCTGTAAATAGGCAAAGAACAATACTACTACAATTACAAGAAAGTTTAGATACATGGGCAGAAAATAATTCCGTTTTTATTTCTAAAGAATTACAGGGTTTAGCAGAGCTTCAATCTGAATTTATAAAAGAACAACTTACTAAAGTATTACCGAGTACTGGGACTAAAAATGCTGTAAGAACAATAGAAATAAGTCCGCAATTTGCACAAAGCGTCGTTAATACTGATCCACGACAAATAAATGTTTTTACTTTACCCGAAGAATTTGTTGTACAAACAGGTACTGTCCCAAAATTTAGTTTAACTGCCCGAGACGGTGCTGTAATTAATCTTCCTAACGGAGTAAACGTGCGAACAGCTTTTCGAAGAATTGCTGCATCACAAACAGAAATATTTACAAATACTGTAAGAACTGGTTTGCTTTCTAATCAAACAACTTCTCAAATATCTAAAGACTTACGAGGTAGATTAAATTTCGAAGCCGTTGGAACATTAGAACAAATAAAAGCTAGAGGAGGTATTGGTACAACTATTGCTAATAATCAGATCGACACTATTGTAAGAACTAGTATTAATCAAGTAAGTAATTCGGCAATAAATAGTGTATTTAAAGCCAATTCAGATATGGTCGATCGATATAAATATGTTGCGACTTTAGATAGCAGAACTTCAGCTATTTGCGGTCGGTTAGATGGACAGATATTTGAGATGGGAAAAGGACCGCAACCTCCGCAACATTTTAATTGCCGTTCAACAATAGTTCCTATTATTAAAGATGAATTTTTAGATAGATTTGGATTAGATCAAGATGACTTAACCGGAGGATTACAAAGACCTAGTAAAACAGGATTATCTACTAGAGGAAAACTTATTCCAGCATCAGAAAATTATGCAGTTTGGTTAAGCAAACAAGATATACCAACGCAAAATAAAGTATTTGGAATACAAAAATCAAAAATATATAGATCTGAATTAAAAAATAATAATCCCACTGATGTTTTCCGTAAATTTGTGCGATCAGACGGTTCGACTTTAACTTTAGAAGAATTAGGAGTAGAAAACTCTTCGTAAAAAAAGAGACATAAAAAGAAAAAAGATGTAAAATAAAAATAACTGCATCTTATATTATGGCTCCTATGGGGAAAGGAACTTATGGTTCCAAAGTCGGAAGACCAGCTAAAAAGAAAAAAGTAAAAAAAGGAACTAAGAAAAAATGAAAACAGGTTCTAGAGTAAGTTGGATGTATGGCGGTAAAAGAACTTTTGGTAAGGTCACCGGAAGTGGAGGTAAAAGAGCCTCTATTAAAGGACCTTCCGGAGGAACCGTAACTAGAGTCGGAAGTAAAGAAGATCCTATTGTAAGAATTATTTCTGAATCTACAGGTAATAAAGTATTAAAAAAACGTTCTGAATTAAGAGCAGCACCTAAAAAGAAAAAGTAATGGCTATTACTAGGGGTGGTCATTCGTTTTCAGGCGTTAATAAACCTATTAAAACCCCTAATCATAAAAGTGGTAAGTCACACGCTGTTGTTATAAAACAAGGAACCGGTTTAAAATTAATCCGTTTCGGTATGCAAGGAGCTAAAACAAAACCACCTAAAAAAGGAGAGTCGGATGCAGATAAAGCAAAACGAAAAAGTTTTAAAGCTAGGCACGCAAAAAATATAGCTAAAGGAAAAACAAGTGCTGCATACTGGGCAGATAGAGTAAAATGGTAGTATAACTAATATAAATACAAATATAATGTCTTTATGACTGAAGAAACCCCTCAAACAACAACGGAAACAACTTCGAACGAAGCAGCGTTAAAACAAGAAATAGAATTGTTAAAAAGAAAAAATAGAGAAATAATAGAAGAAAAACAACAAATTGCTTCTAATGCAAAAAAAGTTGCAACATTACCGGAAGGAACTGATGTACAGGCATTAATTGAATTTAAACAAAAAGTCGAACAAGAAAGACTAGAAGAAAAAGGGAATTATTCAGAAGCATTAAATAAAAGGGAAATACAATTTAAAGAAGTTATAGAAAAAAAAGATAATGAAATAGAAACTTTAAAAAATGAATTAAAAGATTTAAAACTTATAACCCCTGCGGTAAATATTTTATCAGAAGTAGTTCACGACCCTTCATATGCAATGACTAAGTTAGATAAAGAAAAAATACAAGTACAACAAGATGGATCTATTAATTATTTATCCAACGACGGTTTTACTTCTAAACCATTACAAGAAGCGGTAAAAGAACAACTACAACCATGGGCTTTAAAAAACCAACAGCCGGTTGGTAGTGGTGCTCCCATAGGTAAAAGTGAAAGTATTACCTCTATAGCTGGTGTCGATACTAACTTAATGAAAAGGTTAGCTAACGGAGAAGATTTAGCCGCACATGAAATCCATGCTAAATATGGTCGTGAAGCTTGGCTAGCAGCAAAAAAAGTTGCAAAAGATTACAAATAACAAATTTCAAGTTATAGTTTAAATAATAAATTAAATCGGCTGTGCTGATTTTGAAAACTTAATAGAAGCTGTGCTGAAGTTAAGGAGGCTGTGCCTAACTCTGTAAATTTACCATTTCATTAAAATGGCCACAAACTTATCTGACATAATCGTGCCAGAGGTGTTTGCTGCAAGCATTATTGAAGAAACAACTTTAAGAGATAGTTTCTTACAAAGTGGTGTAGTAGCTCCTTTGCCAGAATTAAATTTAAGTTCCACTAATGGCGGAAATTTCGTCAATATTCCTTTTTATAAAGCGAATTTAAGTGGTAACTATACAAGGCTAGATGATAGTTCATCTTTAACACCTAGCAAAATAGAACAAAGCAGCCAAATAGGAGTAGTTTTAACTTCAGGCGATGCTTTTTCTGCAAGACAACTTGCCGGCCAAAAAATTGGTTCTAATTCACCAGACCCAATAAGTGCAATAAGGCAAAAGCTTGGAGCTTACATTAATAATGAAAAGCAAAAAGATTTATATTCTTGTTTAACAGGAGCTTTTGGGTCTTTAACTGCTAATAACAGTTCATCTGCTTTATTCGAACTAAGTATTGATTCTGAGTCTGGCGATACTCCAACAGCATTAGGTGCTGGAACTGTTTCTAAAGCTCAATCATTACTAGGCGATCAGGGTGATAAGCTTACAACCATAGCGATGCACTCTAAAGTTTTTTATGCCTTAAAAGAGCGTAGAGCCTTAGATTACGTTACTAATTCAGAAGCTAGATTAGGTACTGCCCCTTCAGGTGCAAGTACTGTTAATGCTTTTGGCGGTTCTTCAGCTGGTGCTTATGGTGATGTTTCGGTTCCACAGTATATGGGAATGAATATTGTTGTTTCTGACGACATTCCTAAATCTGGTTCTGGTGCATCTACTGAATATGCTGTATTTTTCTTCTCGCAAGGAAGCGTAGCTACAGGCCAGCAAGCAG